CGACGACGGCGGTGGCCGCGGTGATGCTGGCGGCGTTCCAGCAGTACGGCATCCAGCCCGGACCGCTGCTGTTCGAACGCGAGTCCGCGCTGGTCTGGGGCCTGATCGCGTCCCTGTTCATCGGCCTGTGCCTGCTGCTGGTGCTGAACCTGCCGTTGGCGCCGGTGTGGGCGAAGCTGCTGCGCATCCCGCGGCCGTACCTGTACGCGGGCATCCTGTTCTTCGCCAGTGTCGGCGCGTACGCGGTGAAGGCGGACGTGTTCGACCTGCTGGTGATGTTCGTGATCGGGGTGCTGGGCTTCGTGATGCGCCGGTACGGCCTGCCCGTGCTGCCCGCGATCATCGCCGTCATCCTCGGGCCGGCCGCCGAGCAGCAGATGCGCCGGGCGTTGCAGCTGTCGGACGGCTCGCTGACCGGCCTGTTCAACACCCCGTTCACGCTGGTCGTCTACGCGATCGTGGTGCTCCTGCTCTCCTGGCCGCTGATCAGCCGCCTGTTCCGCAAGCCCACACCGCCCACCGAACCGCCTGCTCGGGTGGAACGGCCGAAGGTGGACGCCTAGAGGATCGGTCGGAGCCTGCTGCCGATGGGTGTTCAGGCCGCGATGGGCATGGGTGGTCGGTGGAGCATGTTTTGCCGGGGCCTTTGGGCGGGGTCGACGTGACGCGGGGGAATGAACGTCGGAATACCGCCGGTCATGGTGATCCGCCATTGTGAGTGGTGCACGAGGGTGTGATGGCGGCGGCACAGGAGAATCAGGTTGCTGGTCCCTTACTAGTGGGTTGTATCTGTCTGACCAGCGGCGATGCACGGTCACGGCTCGATATAGCACCGGTACGCGGCGTACAGGATCGACCAGGCCATCACCGATCCACAGACCCACACGACGCACGCCCGCGAGTTGATCACGTCCCACAGCCACGGCCACAGCCAGGCTGTCATACCTCGCACGCGTCCTCGTGATCCGCCAGCGCCTGTTGATCTTTGATCACGGTTCCGCACCGGTAGCACGACCGGGAGACGCGGTCGAGTTGCTGCTTTCGCGTCTCGTCATCCTGCGGTTGCATCCACGGCCGTACCCGGTTCCATGCCATCACGACACCCCCGGTGCCGGGAGTCGTTCGAGTTGGGCAAGGACGTCCGTCAGGTTCGACTGTGTCGACCAGACCGGAATACCGATCGGATCGAGCCGCACGGCGCGAGCGGCCATGAGCCCGGCGACGAACAGGTGATCACTTGTCCGGTCCGGCCACGTCCGTACGGCGCTGACGAGCGTCAGGACGCGCCCGCCGGGGGGCTTTGTCGGGTACTCCGGGCACGGCGACCAGTCTCGGTAGCGGGTTCGCCACCCGGACCACTCGGGACCGGGCAGGAATTGCACCGCTGCTGACACGTACACGAACACAGCCGTCATCGGGGTATCCACCTCCGAGCCTCAAGGGGCTCCCAGCGTGGCCCGAACGGCCCACTACGGTGTGCACCTGGCCGTTTACACTCGTTTACGACCACGGCGGAGAGGGGAATACCCGGTGAGCGACGTCGGTACGGCGCTACGTGAGGCACGCATGACGGCGGGTATCACCCTTACCGCCATGGCGTCGATGCTCCACTACTCGAAAGGCTTCCTGAGCCTTGTGGAGACCGGCGACCGGGTAGCCACAGCCGACGTGGTGAGCGCCTACGAACGCGTCCTAGGTGGACCCATCCTGTTGGGAGACAACGACATGTGGCGTAAGGAGATCCGCAAGACGGGGATCTTGGTCATCCGTGGCCAGAAGGACATCCGCGAGCTTGCCGCCTCCCTGGCCGGTGGCGACCCAGGACCGCTCACCAGCACCGCCACGGGGCATTGGACCGATGTCGCCCTGGCCGCTCGCACCGACGCCGGAGCGGCTAAGAACCTCCGCCGCTGGATGACCGACGGTGAGACCTCCACGCTGCGCACCAACGCTCTGAGCGTCATTGCCAAGCTCCCCGGTCGGGACAACGCCGATCTTGTCATCCGGGTACTGGAGAACGACCCGCGTGTTCGCGTCCTCTGCCTGGCCTCGGTCGTATCTCGGATGATGCAATACGACTGGGAGCTATCGCTACGGGTAGCCAAGGACGCGACCACGGCACCGAACCCGAAGCGGTTGGCCAAAGCGATGCTGAAAGAGGCCGTGAACCCCAAGGACACCGAATCGCGTTGGTGTGGGGCGACGCTGCTCCGCGACCTAGCGCCGGTCCTTGCGAAAGCGTGACTGCTAGAGGTTCGTTCCACCCGCAGAGCCGGTGTCCGGTCCCAGGTCGACAGCCCCGACTTCCATTGAGCGACCGACCGCGTCCGCGTAGATCCGGACGTTTCCCGATCCGGCCTGACGTCCCACGCAGATCCACACCTTCAGGGTGCCGGTCATCGTCGCGGCCCAGACGGTGGCCAGCGGGACCGCCGTGGCCAGGCTGTATGCCTGCGCACCCTCCAGGATCGGACTGGAGGCCGTCGGCGTGCTCCCGTCCGTCGTGTAGACGATCTTTGCCATCACGTTGTCGGTGGTGACGGTGCTGTCGAGATGGCACGGTGTGAAGAATCCGACCCAGTACAGCCGTCCCAGGGTCACCGGGATGTTGAGTTGGATGACCCCGATGCCGGTGCTGCTGGTCGTGGTCGTACTGGCGAACGTGCGCTTGTGACGCACGATCTCGTGCCCGGCCGCGACTTCCAGATTCATGGTCGCGGCTGTGGGCTTCTGTCCGGCGGTGAACGTCATCGTGCCTTCTCCTTAGAGTCCGATGCGGAACGGGTTCAGCACGTGCACTTCCGCACCGGCTGCCTGATCTTTGACAACGCCGTTGACGGACCTGGTCACGGTGAACGTCTGCGGTGACGACGAACCCGTGATGTTGGTGACGGTCATCGCTTCCCCGCTGACGGTGATGTCGAAGGGGAAGTCACCGGCGCTGGTCGTCCACAGTTCGGCGGTGCTGCTGACGATCAGCGACGTAGAAGACGATGTGTAACCGAACGCCAACGTCGAACTACCCGAGTCGAACCGCATGTTCCCCGTGTCGAGCACGGCGACGTCGTACGGCGCGTAGGGGGTCGCGTTGATCCGGAACACGCCACGGTGGTTGGTCCACCGTTCCGAGTAGCCACGGACCAACTGTCTGATCGTGTCGTAGATGCCGACCGAGGACGCGTCGGTGACGTGCACCCGATCGTCGATGGAGAGATCGAGAATGCTCGGAATCAGGTCCGGCTTGGCATCCAGGTCCACCGCGAGATCCGGGTAACGAGCCTCGTCGACCGTGCCCAGTGCGACGCGCCACCAGGCGTGGTCGGGCAAGGCCGAGTCCGGATAGATGTTGATGTCTACGCGGGAGTCGTACCGGTCGATCCCGTCCGGGTAGGGATGGACCGACATGCGGCCGGTTTCCAGCGTGGCCCTGGCCGAACTGCCGTTGACGTTCTTGACCTCGACGTCGTTCCGCGTCTGCTGGTCGTCCTCGACCGGTTGGAACGGCGCAGCCACTTCGTTGGCGGACACGTCCAAGGTCAGCGCCGGGTCCTGGCCGTAGGCGGATCGGCGGGTGCGGTAGGTGATCCCGAGCACGCCAGAGGGTTCGTGCAGAGTGCCCCCGTCCGAGGCTGCGCACTCGCGGATCTGGTTCAGCAGGGTGTCCACCCGTTGCGGACCCATCTGCACCGTGTCATCGGGTTCGGACTCGGTATAGGTGAACGGAATCCCGTTGCCCTCACAAAGCCGGATCATCCGGTCCAGCGCGGTCTCTTCACGGTAGGCGTGGAACAGGTCGGTAACCGCCGTGCCGAGAGATCCACCGTTGTTCCGAACCCAGATGTGGCCGAACGCGACATCGTCCAGAAGATCGGAATGGTCCGGGTTGACGGTGACCTTCGTCGCCCGACCGACGGTCTGACCGAAGATCGTCGTACTGACACCGAGGCTCAGACCATCGTCGTACTTGGTATAACCCCAATCGGCGTTGATGTCAGCGCCGCTCTGCGTGAAGCGCATATACCAGAACATGCGCTGCCCGCTCATCGGGAACCCGACCGGTGTGACGTCGTAGACCGTCGCTCCCGTTCGGCTGGTGATCTTGAGATTCGCGCTCTCACCACTACCGGTGTCCGCCGCGTACGACAGCGAGATGCGGTAGGCGGAACCGGCCGTCTCGAACTCGATCAGCCGTACGTTCGAGCCGTACCCGTCCTCCGGGATGACGACGATGAACCGAATGTCCAGAGTGCCCGTCAGGGTGTAACTCGGGACATCCCCGACCCACGTGCTTCCCCGCACCAGGGGGATCGGTTCGGTCGAGTCGAGATCGTCGTACTCGGCGAAATCGGGCCTGCCGGTGAGGGTCATGGCGGGGTGACCGACAAAGGCGGAGGCGACACTCGCAGAGGCGTTGCCGTCCTCGCACGGCCAGTAGGCCATGAGGTCTGCGCCGATGAGTCCGGGGATGCCCTCCCGCATGGTGCTCCGCTGAGGCGACGTGCCCTGGCCGAGGCGGCGCAGGATTCCCGCTGCCTCGATGGAGACGTAGCGATCCGTGTTGGAGACGTCGCTACCACTCGGCCAGTTCGCCACCTCTCCGGCGAATCGGGGGGACACTGCGGTGAAGTTGTCCAGTGAGAAGATAATGGGCTTGGGGTTGGTGTTGAAGAACGCGACACCACACCGGACCCCGACCGAACCGGCATCGGTGAATGTGTCGTCATGAGTCTCGACCTGCCACGAAAACGGCTCGTCAGCGCCGGTTGCCCACACTTTGGCGCGGAGCGTCTGTCCCTCGACCTGAGCCCGGACCGTGAGCGTCTGCCCGGTGAATGTGGTCGGAGTCGTCACGACGTCGGTAAGTGTGGTGCTGACCCCGGCGACGTGTGCGTACAGGCGGAGCAGAACCGTTTCGTCGGTATAGGCCGCAGCCCTGATCATGTAGTAATTGTTGGCGTCCTGATAGCGCAGCAGGATGTTGCCCGGTTCGACCTGCCCACCCAGGACGTCGGCGAACGGGATCGAGACGTCAACCTGTACGTCGATGTCCTTTTGTGAGAACCCATCCATCACGACGAACCGGTAGGCCCCATCGGTCGGGACCGACATCGTGCCCACTCCACTGGCGACGTTGAAATCGGACGCCAGCACAGAGCCCCCGGCTCCGATACCCGACCACGTCTGGCCGGAATCCGCCGTGCCGAATCCACTGGCGACCGTGCGGGAGAAGGTGTCCGTCGCCAGGACGTAACCGACCTCCAGCGGCACGTTGCGGTTCAGCGCGCCGAACCATTGGCCCATCGGGTTGCGCATGGAGAAGTCCCCGGAGCGGTTGTCCAGGGTCATCGTGCAGGTCTGCGGAGGTGTCTCGTCGGATTCGTCTGTACGGCCTCGGCTGATCTCGACGGGGTCGCGCTGATACACCGTGTCGGTGATGTCCTGCCACTGCCCATCGAGGTACAGCCGAGTACGGAGATCGTGCCGAGTCATGAGCGCACCAACTTCCGTCCCTGCTGACGTGCCGCTTGCTCGACCAGGGCGAGGAGGGCGTCGCCGACCTTGCTGCCGTCGCTGCCGAACACGATCGAACCGCCGTCTTCCTGGCGGACCTTGTTAGCGGAGGTGACCCGTTCACCGGCCTGAAGCATTGCGAGCATTTCCGAACCCGGAGCACCGGGAACCTTGCCGCCTGTGTGGAACGTCGGAATCTTGGGAGCGGAGAAGTTCCGGCCGCCGATGCCGGGCACCCAGTCCGGAACGGTGAAGCTCAGTCGCCCGACCGTGCTATTCCAGATCCCCGCCACGGCGTTGAAGGCACTCCGGAATGCGTTCTTGATCCCGTCGCCGATGCCGGAGAAGATCCGACCCACAGATCCGGCCACGGACTGAAAGGCGCTGACCAGCCAATTGACCTTGCCGACCACCCAATCAACGGCCGTGGCTACGGCGTTCTTGACGGCGTTGAACACGCCGATCACGATGTTGCGGAAGGTCTCGCAGTTATTCCAGGCCCAGATGATTCCGGCGACCAGAGCAGCGATGGCGAGGATGACCAGGCCGATCGGGTTCGCCGAGAGAGCGGCGTTCAGCAGCCACTGGATTCCGGTCCAGGCGACCGTGGCAGCGCGGACCACGAGCATGATGGCGTGGTAGGCAGTCATGGCCATCGTGATGCCCTTGACCAGCAGAGCGAACCCACCGACCGCGATGGCCAGCGGGATGATCACTCCGCTCCACTGTGCCAGGAAGCCGATAACGGACCCGATCGCGGGAATGAGCCAGTTGATCGCGTTGAACAGCATGTCAATGGCCGTGGCCCCACCAGCGGCACCGACTGAGATGTTCTCGAAGAACTGACCAATCGCCGTACCCATTCCGGCGAGTCCCTTTGAGAGCGATTCAATGGGACCGGCCGCCGCCTTGAGTCCCTTCTCGAACCCCGGCATCAGGTTCTCGACCATCTTCAACAGACCCGATGCGAACTTGTCGATATACGGCGCGGCGGTAGCGAACATGTTCGTCAGCGAAGGCGAGATCCGGTCGAACGATTCCCGCGTCTTCTCGGCGACCTTGATCAGCACACCCTCAAAAGGCTTTGCCATCTCGGTCACCTTGGCCTTGACGTGCTCTCCGAGCTTGGAGAACGACGCCTGTACCTGTGCGTTCTTTGCCGCGACCAGCACGCCGAGTCCACCGACGGCAAGCCCCAGACCGGCCAGGGCACCACCGGCAACCAGCGCGCCACCGGCAGCGGCAGCGCCGATACCCGCCATTCCCAGGGCGATTCCGCCCGAGGCGTGGCCCACCCGGTCACGGAGGGAATCAGTGGCATTGGAGACGATCTTTGTCGTCTTGACCAGGTCGTTGGCGTCACCGGCAAAGGTGAGCGTGACCTTAGGTCCAGCCATGATCAACCTCCCTTGGGATCGAGTGGAGCAGCGGCATTCTTCAAACCGTCTTCCAGCGTCTCGACAATCGCGCCGCGCTGGTCGTCATAGGCTTTCCAGATGTACCGACCGGACTTGAGGAACTTTCGGACCGTGGCCTTGTTACGTCCGACCCGTCCGCCGAAGTCCAGCCACGGCATATACGGGAACCTCTTGGAACCCGCGCTCACCCGCGCTGCTGTCCGCGTGCTGGCTGCCTTGATCGACGTGGAGGCGTGCCCACCGGCCGCCGGTCCGATCGGGACTTTGGGCTTGGCTACGTTCACGATCAACAGAGCAGCCTTGTTACCGACCAGCCGGAGCTGTTTGGGAGCGTCCTTATCGAGCTTGCGGAGTGAGCGATTCAACTCCCGTAGCCCCGACACCCGGATAGTGCCTGCCCGTTGCGCCACAACCGCTCACCTCCTTTTCGCCTTGAGTCGTTCCAGCTCGTCACGCTGCGCGATTCGCGCGTAGTACACCGACCACCGCACGTATTCGTCGTTGTCCATCTGCCGCATCTCGGCGACGGTGCGACTCAGCTTCTCCGCTAGGTAGTGCTCGAACTCGGATTCGGGGTCAGCCTCAAACGCCAGGACCGACGCTTTTGGCCGCGTCCACGCTGAGGCCGGACAGCTTCGTGATCGCCTCGGTCACCGGGTTCAGCTCCCCCGCCGGGGCGCTGGAATACCACTCGGCCACGTCCTCGGCGGACAGCTGTGGTTCGACCAGGGCCACGGCAATGAGCTTCTGCTCCATGGCGCTGACGTCCATCTCGCCCTCACCATGGATGCCGAGCACTTCCTCACGGGTCAGCGCCCGGACCTTGACGTCACCGACGTCCGGAATCGTCACGGTCTGGACTTTGGTCCTCTTGGCGAGGATCTCCTCACGGCTCAGCACGTCACACCTGCGCCGCGTCGGTGATGTCGTCCGAGAACTGGAGGGTGGCCGAGAAGGTGATCATGTCCGCTACCGGCGCGGTCTCCTCGTAGGCCGTGACGATGACGTCCACTGTGGACTGTGGCTTGCCCGCGCCTGTGCCCTCGGGCTGGTAGACGAACGCGACCTCAGCACCACCGACCAGCGGACGGAACACGGCACCGGGGCCGGTCAGCGCGGTGGAGTCGTAGATACCCTCCACGGTGCCCTCACCGTCCTTGAGACCGGACACGTACACCTTGGAGTTCTTGCCGAACGTGGTGACGTCGTGAGAGTCCGCGTTGCGGTTGAAGTTGACCGAGTTACAGTAGGTAGAGATGTCGTCGCCATCGAGCGTGACGACAGTGCCCTTACCGTGGATCTTCGCCATGTCCGGCCTTCCATTTTCAGTTGTGGGTAGAGCTGTTGCTACGAACCGCTTCCGACGATGCTCACGGTGAAAACCGCTGCCAGGTAAAGGACTCCGCTGACGTCGATGGCCTCTACCCGACCCTCGGTCACCGTGACCGAGTCGCACGCCGTGTACGTCCCGCCGTCGATGGCCTGTTTGATCGACTTGGCACCACTGCCGTTGAGGTAGGGACCCAACAGCTTCCGTGCCGTACGGGAGTCCGTCCGTCCTGTTAGGACGAACACTTCCAGCTCCTGCGAGTCGGTGCCCCGGCCCATCGTCACGTCGTAGCGGATGGGGTCCGGCCACCGGACCAACGCTTGCGGAGGGTTCACCGTGTCCGTGTCGTGAGCGGCGACTCGCAGACCATCCACACTGGACACCGAGTCGGCGATCTCGTCCATCACGTCCGTGAGGATCACGCCGCACCCCACAGCTTGCGGTAGGTGCGGAGCATGGCGGCCACGTCCGGATCGACTCTGTCGAGCAACCGGATCTGGAAGTCGCCTTCCCCCGCCATGCCGAACGGCGAGTCCCGCCGCATCAGGAACCGACTGGCCTGCACCAGGGTGGCGGTTTTGACCGTGGTGGGGACCGACGCCCATCCGAACGTGGCGGACACCTGCACACCGTCCGGCACGGCCCCCACTCCGAGAGGATCGGTCGCACCGACGACAATCCGAGTCCAGGGCTTGTCATCCGCCACGGCATTGGCTGGAGCCAAGGTGTAGACGGTGATGGCATCGGCGTACGTCCCGTCTCGCAACGAGTCGTAGGTGATGCTGAGCCCAGTAGTACTCGCGATGTCGTCGGTGTCGACCACCCACCTACCCAACCCGGTGTCCCATCGGGCTGTGTAGAAGCGATCTTGTGCGGCGGACCCGAACGGCCTCCCGCAGAAACGGTCCACCGCACGGGAAGCGGCAGTGATGGCGAGACCGAGTTCCGAGTCGTCCTCAGTGTCGGCGGCCTCGATACGCCGGTACGACTTGAGTTCAGCCGACGTACAGTAATCCGGCCTGAGCGCCATCCCTGCCCCTTCCTATTCAGTTGTCGTTGTGCAGCAAGGCTTAGACAGCGTTGCGGAGGACGCGGAACGCGTGGGCGTTCTGCACCACACCGTCAGCGCGCGCCCACAACGAATATTCGACCTGGCCTTCGTTCGCGCGGGCGTAGGGGTTCACGATGAGAGTGAAGTCCTTTACCCGACGGATCACGTAGCCCTCGGCCAGGTTGCCGAACGCGCCCCACTCGTTCGTGCCACCATCGGCGTAGTCACTCCACGCCTGATCGACCACGACCGGGTAGCCGAGCAGCGTGCGCGCCGGACGTCCCGCGATGCCGTCACCGGAGTTGCCCAGCAGGGGGCGACCGTTGCTGTCGACCAGCTTCTCGATCAGCGCGAGGGTGGCGTCGTTGAACGTCCACACAGCGCCATCGCGGTAGTCCGGGTCAACCTCGTGCGTCGCGTCCACCAGTTCCGCGTAGGTGATCGCAGCGGAGGTGAAGGCGGTTCCGGCGGTGCCTGTGTTGATTCCGAACGGCTCAGTGGTACCGACACCGGAGACCCAGTCGACGGCCTGTGTGCGCGCGATGCGCTGAGTGAGCTTCTTCGACACCAGGGACTGAATGTCGAAGTTGGCATCCTGAAGCAACTCGAACGACACACGCAGCGGCAGGTTGCCAGCCCCCGGCGCGACATACTTGAACGCGCCCAGCTCCTTCTCCCCGAACACGAGGTCAGCGCCACCCGAAGCAGGAGCGGTGCCCTCAGCGGCGATCACGCCACTGTTGGCGGTGTCATCCAGCGTCGGCCACTTCAGCGTCTCACCCGAGGACGTCGAGATGGTCTCCACAACGGACTGAACACCGCCGAACGACACCAGGCGATCCGTCAGCTTCTGCCGCATCGACTCGGGAACGGTATATCCACCGGCCGAATCGGTGCCGACACTCTGCGCGCGCAGCTCCGTGATGTCCGAGTTCTTCTGGCCAGTCCGCACGTAGGCGTCAAAGGCACGCTCTAGCGTGTCGTCCTGCTTGGACGGTGCGACGTGCAGAGCGGAGGTGACCACCGTGTTGTACGCGGCGTTCCTCTTCGCGATCTCCTCGGAACGGTTGGCGCGCTTGAGTTCGCCCTCCAGCTCCTCATACCGATTCGCCTGGTCGTCGGTCAGGGCCTTGTCGCCAGCGTCGGCAATGATGGCCTGCATCTCAGCGAGGATCTGCTCAGTATTCACTTGTGGGCCTTCCATATTCAGTTTTAAGGGCACGCGCCCTGGTTAGCGGAGGTGCAACACGCGTGCGCGTGCCTTGATCAACTGGGACCGCTGCGGTACGACTAGGTGGTCTTCACTACGGGCCTCGGTTGAGGCACCGAGGTACGCGGGGAACGTGACGGGCGAGACGTCCACCAATCGCCTCACCGAGGTGTGGGTGACCTGACCCCGGTTCTCGTCGTAGTCGTAGTCGCCGGGGACAAAGCCGAAGCTCGCACCGTCGATATCCCCACGCTCGACCAGCTCCCGCACGTCCCTGCCGACGCTGGTGTTCGGTAGGTCCACTTCGTACTCAAGACCCGAGGAGTCGACGCTGAGCCGCAGCGTGCCGCTTGCCTGCCGACCCAGCAGCATTGAGGCGTCATGGTTGAACAACGCCCGGACGTCGGTGCTGAGATCAGCCAGCACGGCGTCGAACGCCGATCGGGCGATGCGCTCTTTCCCGAGCCACCCGAGATCAGTTGTCTGGTCGAACACGCTGGCATAGCCGCCGAGCTTGTTACCGTTGATCTCGGCGCGGCATTGGACGTTGACCCTTGTGAGGCTCACGCGTCCTCCCCTTCTGTGTCCGGTGGGGACTCGCCGTCGCCCATCCCGGCGGGTAGTCGCAAGGTGTCGCCACCGGGGACCGGCTTGAGGTTGCGAATCCGACGCCCTTCATTCGGGGTGATCAGCCCGCCGTTGACTTCGAGAAGTATTAGCTTGATCTCGTCCTCGGGACTGGGCTTAATGAATGAGCTGAAATCGAATTCCGCAGTCTTGCCCGCGGATAGCAATAGGGTCAGCCGTTCCTGAATGGGACCGGTCCACGAAGAAAGGGTGTACCTCGCCATTCCGCGATTCTGCTCAGCGATGCCCTGCCCCCATGACGTGGACTTCTCAGTGAGGCCGAGCAAATGCGGAGGAACGCCGAACCAGCGCCCGACCTCGTCAATCGAGAATGAGCGGGATTCGATGAACTGAGCATCGGCCGCGCTGAGCTGCATGGCGTGGAACGTCAGCGCCTTGGACAACACAGCGATTTGTCCGGCGTTGTCGACACCCGTCCAGGACTTATTGATTGCCTTACGCACGATGTCCGGTTCATCGTCGACAAGGTCAGCCTCGGAATCCCGAGGCGAGACAAACCCGCTGATAGAGGCACCGGAGGAGAACTGACGCCCGGCAAGCTTGTCGCCACTGATTCCGGTGCTGAGCGACGTCCGCGCCTGAGCGATACAGGACAGCCCACGTAGACCATCGAGCGAAAGGCCCATGATCTGCGTGAGAGAGGTCGAGTCCAGTTCGACGTCTTTACCGTCCTCCAGGTGGACCGTGAACAGCTTTCCACCCGGTCGCTTCGGTGCCCATTCGACGTCCACGGAAAGGGGGTGAATGGGGTAGAGCGCGACGATCTGCCCGGCACCGTTGCGGATGTGGTGAAGGAAGGCATTCCCGTGCAGCAATAGGTGGACGGCGACGAGTTGCTTCCATTCCGAAGCTGTGTATCTGCCGTCCCTGCCGCCCGGAGAATCCAGAAAGGACTTCGAACGGATCTTTTGACCATCCGTCTCGACCAGAGTCCGGAGAGGCAGAGAGGCAATCGAACCGGCCACAAGGCTCACGGCTCGCCACACAGCGCTGAGAGTGAGCGCGGTGGATTCAGATACGACGGTCGTACCGTCGGAGGGGAGGCCGAACAGGGCCAGAACCGCCGGGTCCACCGATCCGACGCTGTACGTCGAACGGGTCTCCTCTTGCGGTGCGGGCGGCTTGCGACGCCAGAACGCTCCTAGCCCCATCGTGCCTCTATTCAATTGTGTGCGCTGCCCTTCAAGTATGCACGGATACAAGCTTTGTGTCAAGGTTTGTAGCAGACATGTGGCGGATATCACGCTCAGGTAACGGCGACACTTTGTAGCAAGTACTGTATCATGTAGGTGGTTAGCATAACTAAATAGCGGATCGAGTGCCCATGAGTCTGAGCGACGCCCTATCGGAGGCCCTGGCCGACCACCCGATGATAGAGGACCGAGACAAGGCGATCGTCGAATTGGCCCGCGTGTATGCGGCTGCCCTCGATCGGACGCAGAACCCCAACGTGATCATTCGACTCGGGGCCGAGCTGCAATCAGCGCTGGAAACGCTCCACATGACCCCCCGTGCGCGATCGAGCGTCAAGCCGCAAGGGGGTGCCCCCCTTGCCGGAACCAACCCTCTCGCCCAGCTCCGCGACGAGCTTGCCGAGCGCCGCTCCACTGCTGGGTAGGACTGAGCCCCGACTGTGGACACCGCCGTTGCGGGAGCTGACCAGGGAGACGTCGTACGGGTTCGCAGTCTGCGACTTCGCCGAGAGAGTTCTTGCTCAGCCGCTCGATCCGTGGCAGCAGTTCGCCATCATCCATGCGGGAGAGTTGCTACCGGACGGGCGTCCTCGGTTCCGTCAGGTGCTCATCCTGGTCTCTCGGCAGCAGGGCAAGACGCACCTGCTCAAGATCCTTTCGCTGTTCTGGTTGTTCGTAGAGCGGCAAAAGCTGATCTTGTCGACGTCGACAAACTTGGTGTACGCCAAGGAGGTCTGGAACGCAGCGGTGGACCTGGCGGAGTCAAACCGTTGGCTGCAAACAGAAGTAGCGAGCGTCCGCAAGGCGATGAGCGAGGAAACCCTTACCACGGTTGATGATTGCCGTTACAAGATCGCAGCCTCGAACCGCAAGGGCGGCCGGTCACTGACCATCAACCGCCTGGTGATCGATGAGCTGCGAGAGCACGCTTCGTATGAGGCGTGGAACGCGTCGGTACCCGCGACCAACGCCGTTCCCGATGCGCAGATCTTCTGTCTGTCCAACGCCGGTGATGACACGTCGGTGGTGTTGGATGCGTTGCGCCAGGCGGCTTTGGGCTATCTGGAGACGGGTGAGGGCGACTACCGGCTCGGCATTTTTGAGTGGTCCGCACCGGATGGGAGCGATCCCACCGACCTCGACGCGCTAGCCGCCGCGAACCCGAACCTCGGTCGCCGGACCGACCTCGACACTCTGTTGGGTCCTGCCAAGCGAGCCAAAGCCGCCGGGGGGTCGGAGCTGACGGGCTTCCGAACCGAGTACCTGTGCCAACGTGTGCACCTCCTCGACCCCGCGATCGATCCGACGTGGTGGAAGCGATGCGGTACTGATACGCCGTTGTCCCTGGCCACCCATCGGGACGCCGTGGCGCTGTGCGTGGACATCTCGTTGGACGGCTCGCACGCGACGCTGGTAGCTGCCGCACGGGTGGGAGACAAGGTCCACGCGGAAGTGGTCAAGGTCTGGGAAGGGTTCGGGTGCGGCAAGGCGCTACGCGCCGAGCTGCCCGCACTCGTCCGAAAGATCAAGCCGCGCGCACTTGGCTGGTATCCGTCTGGCCCTGCCGCTGCCGTAGCGGCCGAGCTGGCGGACCGAAAGCAGAGACGCACGGGCGAGTCGTGGCCACCACGGGGGGTGGAGGTCGAGGCGCTGAGGGGTGAGGTCGCGGCTGTCTGTCTTGGACTGGCTGACATCGTGATAGCCGGTGAGCTGAGCCACCCCCGTGACCCCGTGTTGGATGCGCACGTGGCGTCATCCCAGCGGTTGCACCGGGGTGACACGTGGGTCTTCCAACGCACGGGCTCATCACCCGTGGATGCCACGTACGCGCTCGCAGGGGCGGTGCACCTGGCTCGGACCCTCCCGCCCGCCAGGCAGCCGCTCCAGGCCGCGTAGGCACCAACCACAGAGCCCCACCCGATCGGCATCGGATGGGGCTCTGTGAGATCGAGGGGAATAAATGACCAGACCGGGGTGTTCAGGGGGTGGGGGGTTGTCGAACTTTTCGACTACCCCCGTGCACCTGATCATCTCACCAGTCGGTGACCCTTTTCGACTTGAGATTGCTGATCTTGGGTTCTCCGATTGCACGATTACAAGATCCACAAATCGCAGCCAAGAACCTACGATCATCACCTGTGACAGCTCTACCCAACGTGTGATGGACCTGATCTGCCTTGACAGTGCAGATACCCTTGAGCCGGATGGTGCATTCTCCTGAGTTAGTGATCAGGTTCTCGGCCAGCACCTCAGCCCTTATGCGACGCCACCGCCGTGTGCTACCCCCCTTCCAGCCCCTACTCACCGACCGGGGTGTTCGAGTGAGTCTATGATCGCGTCCAGGCGACGAATGATCCGTTCGAACATCTCGGCATCGGACATGATCACGCCTCCTTGTTCTTCTCGGCGCGGTGCTTGGTCCAGCGGCGGTTATTGCCGTCAGTGGAGTTCGCACTACGCGTCAGCAGCCGAAGGTGATCCGGCCGGATGCAGGAGCGATGGCAACCGTTGATGTGATCCACGGTCAAGCCATCTTCGATGAACTCGTTGATGTAAGACTGTGCGATCCGGTGCGCATACTCCTGAAAGTGCTCACCGTCCACGTACCAGTGGATCACCACGTACCTGCCCTTGTTCGGGCGACGCGCGGACAGCACGCACCCGTTCTCGCCGGGGACGGTGTTCTCCCACATCCGGTTGACGACGTCCATCGGGACAGGGGGTCTGCCCGGAGCCACCATCAGGTAATCGTGGGTGTAGATCGGTGCGGTCATCGTGGTTCTCCTCGTGTTGTTTGATCTTGTTCCTACCGGGGCGTACTCCCCCATACGTTCCCCGTACCTACGGTTTACGGGGGAAGCCGTACGGTAAGGGCCGCGTATATGGCCGTACCCCTACCCGTACCCCATCTGACCTGGTGTTTTACTTTTGCCGTACCCCTCCGTATGCCACTGCCGTATGGGTACGGAGGGGGGTACGTTGATCTTGTTAGGCCATACGGTCACATAAAGTAGTGATCACGTCACGTGATCAGGTCATCGGCCACATAGACGGCCGTGGTCCCGTCCTTCTCCTCCCGCAACAGGCCACGCTGAACCAGCGCGATGAGCTTCCGACTTGCCTTCGCCTTCTCGGAATCGGTCGGGGCGTACTTCTCGTCCCCATCGGCGAACAGAACCTGTGCCGCGTGCCGACGCGTCATGCGACCCACAGTCCGAGTCGCGTGCAGCAGGTCCGGCTGCTTCTCCACGCTCATGAGCCCCGCCTTCTGATCGTGCAGGATCGAGAACGGGCCGACTTCCTCGGCCGGGATCTTGAGTTGGCGCAGCTTCACCACGGGGTCACCCGGTCCGCCATCGAGGTAGATCACAGAGCCCATACCACTCGTGAGCCATGTCGACCCGTAGAGATCGTCAAGACCGGTGCCGTCCTTGTCACCGCGTGGGCGCTTCCTCTGGTGGTGGAGAACCAGCAGATTCCGCCCGCTCTGAATGAGCTTCTGGAGCGCGCGGTTCCACCCCGAACCCGTCTCATCGTCCGAGAGTTTGAGCGCGGCGTCCTTCAGCGAATCGACCACGACCACATCGGCATCGGCAATCTCGGCCAGACGCGTCAACTCGTCGTCATCCTTGGCGAGGTCTTTCGGCGGCGGTCCCTGCCAGATCACGAGCCGGTCCTCAAGCACCCCCCGGTGTTCCTCGGACACCACGCGGGAGAACGCGCGCCGGAGCTGCCTAGGACGGTCCATCGCGAGATAGAGCACGCGCTTGGCAGGCTTCACCGTGAACCCGAGGACCTTGTCATCCACAATGCCGAGCATCGAGAACACGAGCTGCCCCGCCAACGTCGACTTGCCGACACCCTGCACCGCCGCGACCATCAGTCCCTCACCATTCGCCCACAGCACCGAGTCACCGTCACCCCACAACGGTTCCGGATCTTCGTCGTGATCGAAAAGGAACGCAGCGCCGGAGATCATCTGCGGCCTACCCTCGGCGGGCTTCTCCCGGACGATCTCCGAGCGGGTCACCGGCTCAACCGCTTCGTCGGCACCGATCAGGGTGTCAATGTCGAAGTCCTCGACCAGGCCCAAAGCGGCCATGGCGGCGTGAGTGTCCCCGCCGTGGTAGGTCTCGGCGACGAAGTCCAATTTGGACATGGCGCGCTCACCCTTGCGGTTCGTCCACTCCGGAAAGACCGCACTGCTGAGCAACATCAGGAAGTGCCCATACGCGCAGCCCTCGTGAGCGATGGCGGAGTTGTCGGAAGACGCGCCCCCACCCGGCCGCAGCCACCTCGGGCAGCCACACGAGCCGGTCTGACGCGTAGGCACCCACTCGGCGGGCTCCAACAGCTCGTCCCACGTGGTGTTGACCTTCCACGTGTCGATCGGTGAGTCCCCGGTGTACTCACTGACCGGCTTGACCCTCTCGGCCCTACGGACCGCGTCCAGCAGGAACGTCGGGGCAGGCCGGATATCGCCCACAGCCTCGTACGGACCCTCCGCCCGACGAGACGGGGGCACCAGGACGATGCGGGCCTTCACGTACGCCGTAGCCCCACCAGGCAGCGCGGTGGTGCGGATCTCGTCGGCGTCGAACCCATCGGGCAACTGGAAGTACGTGTGCCCACCATCGCTGTGCGTGGCGACGCCATCCGTGATCACGCCGGGAGACCGCACGGTCGGTGAGATCGTCTCGCCCGTGTTCTCCCGCCACCACGTGGTGAACCCCAAGACCTCCTCGGGGGTGTCGGCGTCCACCACGATCACGCGGGACTTGCCGACCTCAATCGACAGATTCAGGTCGGGGCACTTCGCCGTCAGCCGCTCGAATACCTCACGGGCCTGGACCTCGGTCGTGATGTGGTGCTTATACCCACAGCCCACGGTGTCGCCGTGCCACGCGTTGATCCAGTCCTTACGCCCGGCGTCCCTTGCCGCGTACTTCGCAGCCTTGTCAGCAGCCCGGTACTCAGCACGGGTGAGGATGCACTCGGGCCTCTTCAAGCCGGGCTTGACGGGGAGGGGTGCGAGACCACTCCGCACGGCGTTGACAGCCGCCTCGGGCAGGCTCATACCAGTGTCGCAGATCTCACGGAACGGGGTTGATCCGATCGTTACCAACCCGTTAGAATGAAGGCGGTTCTCTTCATCGGGTTGGGTGGTCGTCCCCGTCGTCTGGTCAGCAGCGGGGGCGTTCACTTCTCACCACCGGCCACGGTCACGGCGGGCAGCAGACGGCGCAGACGCTCGATGTGCTCGGGGGTCAACGGCGGCGCACTGTTGACCACATCGGCGATGTGATCTTCGAGCGTGACGACACGGTGCTCACGCCGAGCCGTTGCGGCTTCGACGGAATCAGCCCCGTAGTCACGTACTCGGGTGGCCAGGATCGAACGGGTATGGCGAGTAGCGGCAGACACAGAACACCCTTCAGACAGACCGGTGCCGCAGCAGCAAAAAGGGGGGTGTCTGGTGTGTGTGAGGTGTGGTGTGTGTCGTGGGGGCTGCGGTGTAGAGCGTGGAGCTCTACACCGCAGATCATGGCACGTCTAGGGCCGTTAGTCAACCGTTATCGAGCTGTGACACAGTGACCTCCGACACACCCCCCCTTGCGCATGGAAAACCCCTGGTCAACGGGTGTGTCGACCAGGGGCTAGGTAGGTAACGACTCGGGTCTTAGGCGGTACGCCTCCATACGGCACGGTCGGACACAGGCCCGCCACGGCGGGGGGCGCGGCCGATGCGCAGCTCTCCCAGCAGCTCGGGAGTGAGCAGGAACCGCGCGACCTCTCGGCGGGCTGACACAGGCGCGGCCTCCCAGCGTGCCCTCACCTCCCCTACCGGCCCGGTCCAGCCAGCAAGCGCGGGAGGGGTCGAGAGGTCCGCAGCGTGCTTCTCCGCAGCGGCCAGGCGCGCGAGCATGGGGGGCTCCGCCCGTGCTGCCAGCGTGGCGCTCAGGGCACCGGAACCCACCTGCGCGGCGAGGTCATCCAACTCGGCGCGGATGCTGGCGATCTCGTCGCGGACGCGGTCCAGCTCATCTCCATTGACGGCCGTGGCCGCGAACGCCTCGTGAATGTCCGGCCGAGCGAGGTAGCCGACGATGATCTCAGTGGCGTACGTGTCCAGCGCAGCTTTGTTGATCTTGACGTGACCGGCCTCACGGCAAGCGTAGGTGTGGTCACCCCCGCCGAGACGCACCGACACCGGCCCTTCGCAGACGTCACACAGGACGTACATGCTCAGCAGGTGGACGCCCCTGCCCGGACGGGTGGTCACACGCTCCGGAGCGGTCAGAAGCCGTTGCACCGCAAGGAAATCAGCCTTGCTGACGATCCCGTCCCACTGGCCCTTGACGATCGTCGCCGGGGTGGTCGTCGGCTTCTTCCGGCCGGTGCTACGCGACGCCGGATCGTGCACCCGCTCACCGATGTAAGTCGGCGAGAGCGCCAGGCTCCGGAGGTGCTGAGCGCTGAAAGCCTTACGCGGCAACGGGTTCCCGGTCTTGTCGTAGTGCTGGTGAGTCAGCACACCGCGCGCCTCGAAGTCCTTGGAGATCGACCGCATCGAGTGCCCTTCCAGCAGCCGCGCGAACAGCTCACGCACGATCTCGGCTTCCTCGGGTTCCGGCACCTGAGCGACGAATTTGCCGGTCTGGAGATCGCGAATCCGGCGGTATCCGTACGGGATTCGGCCGTGCCATTTACCAGCAGCGGCGTTCGACCGGCCGGAGCGCAAGACGCCATCACTGATCTTGGATGACGCGTACTCGGCGTCCACGCCCTCCTCTTGCAACGAACGCCGGTCGCGTCCGTTGTTCGGGTCGTAGATACGGCCGTGCGTCCACACAAAGAACTTGACGCCGTGTTCCTGGGCAAGCTCGATCAACCGGACCCACTCCGACAGACGACGGCTGCCTCGGCTGCTGTCCCAGATGATCAGCAACGCCGCTCCGAACCGGCCCTCTTCAAGGTCGCCGATCAGCCGGTCGAAATCGTCCCGCCGCTTACGGGCGTACGGGGACGCGCTACCGATGTCTCGGTACGCCGTTGCGCAGAGGCAGAACCCGAACTGACCGGCCGCGCGCTCGTGGTCGGCGTGCTGTTCGTCCGGGGAGCGCTCCCGTCCCGACTTGTCGACGCTCACCCGCAGATACTCGCGTCCGGGGATCTTTCCGCAGCTCAGGCACGTGGTGGTCATGGCCCGAGTCTACGCCCCACTAGTAAGGGATCAGGTTGTCCAGATCCGTAGTGCCTCCGTCAGCCCAGTGATCGAGGTGGTGTGCGTCGCACCACTTCGGCGGCCGGGAACACCCGGGAAAAGAACAT